TTATGGGTGAACCACTCACAAAGGTGACCCTTGCTCTTCACAACTTAGTTTGTGAAGAGTTAGCTATCCGAGAATATCTCGGACAGCCTTCAGGCCCTATCCAAGTTTCTTGGAGGACCTTCTCCGTAGGTGGTGATGATCACATAGCCTACGGTCCAGTTGGTTATTTACGTTTGATAACGAAATACCAACTTCTCTTTGGTGGGAAAATCTCACCAGAGAAACACGGTATCAGTCGCATAGCGGTTAGATACTGTGAAAAATTCCTTGATGTAAGAAACTTCATCAATGGAATTAAGATGAACCTCAACACAGTTGAGGATTATCTTTTATCTCCCTTTGTGGAATCCATAAAGGTGAGATTATTGGCCCCGATCTCTAAGAGTATCGAGGTCCAAAACGACCGCAATATTGCGATCGGTAAAGCACTCTCTCTGTCAAAGACATTGAGATGGCTTGAACCATTCTACCCCATTAAATGGGTTAGGATGGTTAGAGATAGGTTCTTCGAAAGGATGAAATCCTATTTACCTCAAAGAGGTACGAAGGCCTATTATCAGATCCTCCTTCCCCAAAATTTGGGTGGATTGGATCTTTGGCTTAAAGATGACTTAGCCATCTTGGGCCAGCAATTACCGTCCTTTACAAGGACGATAATTAACTCGCTACTCCTATGAGGATTGCGAGAAGGAATTGCTGGTACTTAAAAAGTTTACCAGTAATCCCTCTATTCGCGGATACGAGTTTGATACTCGAGTCCGCGAATTTCTCGAAGATGCGTTACGCACCTTCGTGAAGAGACTACCTGTAAGCGAAGCTTTAAAGGTAGTTAGCTCCTCGTCTAAAAAGTTAGCCGAGGAGTCAACCATGGAGTTCCTTCAAAGGAACAAATGGTTACCCTTTGAACGTGTCTCAGACCTAGTTCTAAGGGGTTACCTATTTTGCGATATTATCGCTAATAGGACAACGGCACGTGTTTATAACACGATGCCATGGAAAGACCGCATGGAGATTCTCTATGACCGTCTTTATAGAGGCAGTCCGAAGATCGGAATCTGTCTCTCGCCTGAGGACCTCTTAGAGGCCTTCAGGAAAGTTAACTATCCCTATGTTTATAACATAGGTGAAGTTAACAAAGTTGACTATTTC